AAATGAAGGTGTAAAGTTTGTTTTTCCTCTAAAAGAAGTAATCAAAGCTATAGATAGGTCTAATGCTTTGATACAATCCATTCAGAAAAATCTCAGATGGGTTAAGATTACAGTAAACTCTGAAAGAATAAAGCTGAAGGGAGAAAGCTCCAGAGGCGTATATGAAGAAATAATTGAAAAGGAAAACAAAGAATTGACTGAAGAAATTCAATTCTTTCTAACTCCTTATTTGATTGAAGAAATTTCAGACCCTGAAGAAAACTATACATCATATTTAACTGACAAAACTATCACATTCTTATCAGAAAACTATCGATACGTCTTAGCCTTAAGAAACTTATAAATGAATTCCTTACTTACTGACAAAGACTTTGTTTGCGAAAGGTGCAGTTTATACAAAAACTGCAAATCTCCAAGAATGAACGTATATGGAAAGGGGAGGAAAAGAATATTTCTTTTGGGAGAAGCCCCAGGAGAGATAGAAGATATGGAAGGAAAACCTTGGCAAGGTAAGGCAGGAAAGAAATTAAAAGAAACTCTAAGAGAATTAGAAATTGACTTATTTGAAGATTGTTGGAGTTTAAATGCTGTGAATTGTCGTCCTACAGAAGGTAAAGAAAATAGAACTCCTACTTCTAAAGAAATCAAATACTGTAGAGAAAGAGTTTTTAGAGAAATAAAAAAACTAAAACCAAAAGCAATCTTTCTCTTTGGTATCTCAGCAGTAACAAGTATAATAGGAGTAAGATGGAAAAATATAGGAACTATTTCTAAATGGAGAGGATGGGTAATTCCAGACCAAGAGTTACAGTGTTTTCTTATACCTGTATTTCACCCATCTTATATAGAAAGAGAAAAAGAAACAAATCCAATAGTTGAAAAGATATGGAAGCAGGATTTGAAAAGAGGATTAGAAGCTTTAACAAATCTTTTTCCTACACTTCCCCCTCCAAGAATAAACATTATAGATAATCCAGCTACTTTGAAAGGAATCAGAACACACATTAAAAAAGCCAAACAACCTATTGCTATTGATTATGAAACAACAGGAATAAAGCCCGATGCCGAAGGACACAAGATAATCTGCGCTTCTTTAGCACTGAACGAATACAATGCTTTTGTCTTTCTAATGACAAAAGAGATGGAAAGTGAGTGGAAGGAAATCTTAGGTGATGAAGAGATTAAAAAAATAGGACACAATATCAAGTATGAAGAAACTTGGAGTAGAGTAATATTAAAACAAAGTGTTAAAGGATGGATAGCAGATACTATGATTACAGCTCATATACTGGATAACAGACCAGAAATAACAGGATTAAAATTTCAGTCCTACGTATATTTTGGAGTGGGAGATTACAGTTCTTCCATAGTTCCTTATCTTCAATCTTCAGAGAATCATGGGAATGGTAAAAACAAACTTGAAGTAGCAATAAATGATTTAAGTATTAAAACACAGTTACTTAAATACTGTGCATTAGATACTATATATACTTACATGTTATACAAAGCTCAGATAGAGAAGCTAAAAGAATACAATTTAGTTTCCGCCTATAACTTCTTTCACGAAGGAGTTCTAACATTGTGTGATATGGAGAGAGAAGGAATTAAGATTGATAAAGAGTACTTAGAAACAGAAGACCTCCATATAAGTAAACGTATTCAAAGGTTAGAAAACAAATTTTATGATTCACCTTTATACAGAGAGTGGAGGAAAGCAAAAAAAGACAAGGAGATTAACATATACTCAAATACACAGTTATCTGAGTTTCTTTACAAGATAAAAAGAATAAAACCTGTAAAACTTACATATACAGGACAAGGTAGTACAGATGAAGAAGCTTTGTTAAATCTAAACATTGAAGAACTAAGATATTTGGTAGAGATTAGAAAAATGAAGAAAATCAAGGAAACTTATATAAAAGGATTTCTTGATGAACAAGTGAATGGAATAATTCATCCTTCATTTAACTTGCACCTTGTTACTACTTACCGCTCATCCTGTGACCATCCTAACTTCCAAAACCTTCCTAAAAGAGATGAAAAGTTAATGAGAATAATAAGAGGTTCTATATACCCTTCAAAAAACAATGTTCTATTAGAAGCTGATTATAGTTCTCTGGAGGTTCGAATTGCTGCTTGTTATCACAAAGACCCTACAATGATTAAGTATTTGAAAGATCCTGAGTCAGACATGCATGCAGACCTTGCTGAACAGATCTTTCTTCTGAAACTTAACAAACACATTCCAGAGCATAAGTATTTAAGATATGTAGCTAAGAATGGATTTGTATTTCCAGAGTTTTATGGTTCTTATTATAAGAGCTGTGCCTGGAATATTGCTGTATCCCATTGTAAATTAAGTGAAGGCAAATGGAAAAAAGGGGAAGGAGTAGAGATTGAAAAGGGTTACTACTTATCTGATTATCTAATAAGTAAAGGAATAAAATCTTACAATGACTTTGTAGAACATATTGAAGAAATAGAAAACCACTTTTGGAATGTAAGATTTCCCGTGTACAAAAAATGGAAGGGGGAGTGGTATAAAAGATATCTTAGAAGAGGATATATAAAGATGTACACCGGGTTTAGATGTAGTAGTATAATGACAAAAAATGACGCAATTAACTATCCTATACAAGGAAGCGCTTTTCATTGTCTTCTGTGGTCTTTGATTCAGTTAAATAAAGAATTCAAAAGGAAAGAGTATAAAAGTAGGATAGTAGGACAGATACATGATTCTATTTTGTTTGATGTAGTACCTGAAGAATTGAAAGAAATTAAAGAGATTACAAGAAGAATAACTTGTCAAGAATTGCCTAAACAATGGGACTGGATTGTTGTTCCTTTAGATATTGAATTTGAAGTAACTCAAATTAATCAATCGTGGGCAAATAAAAAAGAAATCTATGAGTCTATATAACAAACATCGTCCAAAAGCTCTAAATGAAATTATTGGTAACAGAGAAACTGTTACAGTTTTAGAGGAACTGTTGAATAAAGAAAATCCTCCTCACTCATACCTCTTGTATGGACCCACAGGATGTGGTAAAACTACAATTGGCAGAATTATAGCGGATAGGCTAAATACTAAAGGTGCTGATTTAATTGAAATCAATACTGCCGATTTTAGGGGGATTGACACAGTAAGAGATATCATTAAAGACACACAGTATCTTTCTCTTTTAGGAAAGAATAAAGTATTCATTATAGATGAATGTCATAAACTTACAAATGACGCTCAAAATGCCTTTCTAAAAATCTTAGAAGAACCTCCTTCCCATACTTACTTTATCCTACTAACGACCGAACCACAAAAACTTTTAGATACTGTTAAAGGACGATGTATTCAGTTACAAGTTTCTCCTTTGGATACACTACAAATGATAAGACTACTTAGAAAAATAAGTCACAAAGAAGGAAAAGAAGTAGAGTATGAAGTATTAGAACAGATAGCAATAGAATCATTTGGATATCCAAGAAATGCTATAACTACACTGGAACAAATTCTTTCTGTTCCAAAAGAAATGCAAAAAGAGATTGCTAAAAAGAGTACAGAAAGACAAATAGCATCCATAGAACTATGTAGAGCCTTAATACAAAGAAAGAGTTGGAAAGAGGTAAGAGAAATCTTAAAGGGATTGAAAGATAAAGATGTAGAAGAAATAAGAAGACAAGTTCTCGCTTATTGTCAAGCAGTTCTTCTTACAAAAGAAGATGACAATACTGCAGCAGTAATGGAAGCGTTTTTAGAATCTTATTATAACAGTGGGTTCTCAGGTCTTGTATACTCTTGTTATTCTATAACTCATTAAAATCAAACTAAATTGTATAATATAAAAAACAGGAGATATGCAGTACGAAAATGATATAAAAATAGACCCATTATCCCTTGATGTAGAGTGGCTTCAACAGCCTACTCTAATGTTCAAATATGCCTCATTAGAAGTGGAGTTAATGAAAAAAGAAATGATTGAAAAGGAGAGACTGGAGTTGGTAAAAGCAGAGATAGATAGAGAAATAAGGAGTAATCCGGAAAAGTTTGGTATTTCAAAAATTACAGAGAATGTTGTCTCTTCAACTATATTAATGGATGAAAGGTATAAAGAAGCCTTCAAGACCTATACGGACACTTTGTATGAGTTAAAGATGGCAAAGGTGGCTGTTACCAGTATCTCAGCTAAAAAAGATGCTTTAGAAAACTTGGTCAAACTTTTTGGACAACAATATTTTGCAGGACCTGAAGCACCAAGGAGAATTGATAAAGAGTGGGAAAGAAAGGTGAAAGAGAGAGAAATAAATTCTAAGATAAAATTTGGACGGAAATGAAAGTATTAGTTACTTTAATTCTTATCTTTTGTTTAGGCATAGTGTTTGGAGTGCTTTGGTATTCTTTATGGAGGATTGCTATGAAAGCAATGATAGATGAATTAAGAGAT